CGGAGTTTGTGCCAAGAGTTATGGCTTTGTTATCGACAATGGATATACCAAAAGCAAAAGGTACAACGGCTGTGGTTGTCTGTGTACCATCTTTTAATATAGCTGTTGTTAAGCCTGTCGCTATGCCGTCAAATTCTTCATCCATACGATCTGCACGAATCTTAACACCTGCATCTCTGTCGGTTGTCCAATCATATAATCTTGAAAATGTGCCTGAACTGTATGCCATTAGAATGGGCCTCCTGGTAAGTAAGTAAAATTAGCAGAAATAAAACTGACTGATTGTGAACTGGTTGCCACCTTGATACGCACTGCTGCACTTCTACCAAGACGGCTAGTTGATTTTCTTCTTTGTGTTATGCCTGCACCTGCCTGATCAGCCCAATGGAACTCATCCCATGTAGCTAAATCCCATGTTGCCAATTCAGATGCAAAACTTGTTGTACTTAAATTAAGTGCCGATACAGGTTCTTGATCGACTGCAATACCAAAATCAAAACTGACATTAGTGCTTGCCTCTAACATTGGTGCTACAGATGAAAAGCGTTTTATTGATGCTCTGTCACCGAAATAGTTATAAGCAGTAGCAATATCACCAGTAATAGCTGCACTGACATCTGCAAATCCTCCAACTTTAAAAACTACACCAGATGCACTACCAAAATAGGTATCGCCATTAAAACTGCCCCAGACCCTTGCAGGTATCGCCTCAAAGTTACACCATGCATTTATAATAGGGTTAAAAACGTGCTGATTATATGGATCAGTACCATCACCTGTTGGATAGTTAAAATATATCTTTGTGCCGTCTGGACTAATAAATGTTTGCCAACCAGTTGTCGTTCCTGTTGCAGCAACCTGTGCAATCACTGTACCTCTGATCTTTTCAGATAACGCTGCCGCCCTTGTGCCGATAACATCATTTTTCATAACCTGCGATAATGCTATATAACCTTCTTTGGTTGATACTGCTAAATCACCGCCAAACTTTGCAACGCTTCGTGGCTCATTGACAGGCTCTGCAATTCTAAAAGAGCCGATAAGACTAAATCCACTACTAGGATTAGAGCCAGAGTAAACTAATACTTGTCCACTGGATAATATAATTGCCAGTAAATCATCTAAGCCTTCACCACCATCAATGGTGATTGTACCCATAGAAATAATATTACCGCCTTTATCCGCTACAACACCTAAATTAAACAATGTCATATTGCCAGAAAAGGTATCAACAGATGCTGAGTAATAAAAGTTCTGATCTGTACCACGCCACCAGTAAATTCTGTTCTTATGTGCATGAACACCTTTTAATGTGCCTTGTGATGTACTGTCTGATAATGTCAGCGATATATCTGCTGCACTACTGCCATCCCAACTAAACTGCTCTGCACCATTGGCAAATAATGTTCTGCCGTTAAATGCAGCCGTCTGTGATCTGCCATTAGATAATCCTGTCTTTTTACTAACAGCCGAACCAGTGTCGATCTGATATAATGTGCCGTTAGAGCCAATAGCCAGGAGTTGTCTGTTACTGCCTGCATTATGTTCAATGAGTGTTTCTACATCTCCAGAACCGATACCAGTACAAAAACTTGTATAGCCTTCTCGCAATGTCACCTTTTCCACAGTCGGAAAAAAATTGCTCATAACAATAGCATCAGTTGGTTTCATAAAGTCTACTGAATCACGACTGTTTAACCCACCAAAAGGGGCAGGTATAGAAACTGATTTGACCTTATACTGACTTGCCGATTTTAAAGGCTGAAGCATTAACTGCTCACTCCATAATTACCATCATTTAAATTATAGCTGTAAGGTGAAACAACTAATCTTCTGGCATCATCCATGCTTAATAATGGTGATCCACCTTGTGAGGCTACAGCCTGTCTAACCTCTAATTGATATTGTCTGTAATCTTCTGCGTAATCTAGCCCATGACTGCTTTTAAAACGCCATGTAAGACCCATTTCGATTAGATATTCTGGTAATATTCCTGTGTCTGTATCTGCTGCCCATGCAGCCTGTCCAGTACCACCAGATGTCTGGCTGTAAAAGGATGATACATACTCAAAACCAATAGTCTGTGTTGACGATGGTGTAGGGTCTATTTCAAACTTTAGTGCATTAGATGCTGCTTTTAATCTAAACTTCTCTGTCGTACCAGATGATGCAGTGCCATGATTTTGCAACTGATACTGTGCAGGTGTCATTGGCCCTGTAAATATATCGTTATCTGATCGGTTATAAGCAGTCTCATTAACCAATCTGTCAAAGTCACTTGGCAATGCATAAGCAGCCGTACCACTTGATGTGCTGAAAGTATGTTCTTTTAATAAGACAGGCCATGCTGTTGTTTTCATTAACTGCGTACCTTCTCTCTTTGCTAAAGCGAGTAATTGCCTAGCAATCGGATCGGTGTTGTCAATTACTGTTACTGGTCTTTCAAAACCTGTAAAATCAGCAACATTCTGGCATATCGTTAAAAGGCTCATTTTGTTTCTTTCTTCTCAACAACTTTTAATTTTGGTTTCGTTGGATTAGCTTTCATGTGCAACTTAGCTATTTCCTGTAATTGGATATAGACATCGCCCATAATCTCTAATTCTGTTACTTTGGCTTTTGCTAAATCTTCTATTGTTTCAATACCTTTGACTTCTAACTCAACTCTCTTGTCCTCAGAAATACCTGGTAGTTTTACTAACTCTGTTCCAACAACAGGTTTTTTTTCTTTTTCTTTATACAATGCCCATGCTTTAGGAAATCTTTGTATATCCTGTGGTCTAACTGTACTTTCAAAAACATCTCTGGATTCTACAATCGGTATGCGAACAAAATCACGCATCTCACCATTAAACATCTTTTTATAAAACTGTACTTTCATATACTCCCCTTAAATAAGTAAGAGAGGCAAGTTGCCTTGCCCCCCTATAAATTGTCTTAGAATGGAAAATCACAGATGATTTCTTTATCTGAGATATCGCCTGCAATCGCTACGTTAATATCGGTCGCTGCTGAAGAAACGTCTAATGTTCCATCGGCACTACCAGTCGCTGTGAGAGGGTCTCCATCTGCACCTGCTGTTAACGCAATAGTCATTGTGGCTGCACCCTTAATCTGAATCCATCCAAACTGTAAATCAGTCATTACAGCCTGCAAAATGCCTGCTCCAATCTCTACAGAATCTGACAAATCAGACGTTACCACGTTATTTTTATATCCATCTAACGTGTAATAATAGCAAGCTTCGCCTGCTACTGCGGATGTTCCTACTGAGCCAGTGTCATACTGAATATACTTATACAACTTGGTTGGTGAATCAATCACTGCCCCATGCTGCCCAAGTTTAAATTCAGCGGTGTCACTAACTGCTGTTGGGTCAATACCCAATACTGGTACAAAACTCATATAATAATACCTCCTATATTAAGTATGTAAAACGCCTTGAAGACTTCTGTTAGAACAGGTTAAATTACCTGCCCATAGCATCGGTACTACAAGAGCATCTTGGTTAACAGACTGTCGCTGATCACCAGGTACAAAATCTCTACCTGCCGCAGTTTCCAATCTTAGATAATTGGTGTTTAAGAAATACATTCTACTTGCATCACATGATGAATCAAAAACAACGTCTGAATTCAAATATTTAACGCTAGTAAAACCCAAATCAGCCATTCTACTATCTGAAACTCTTTGCAGAGTCTGTAGAGTAGATAAGAATGTCGTATACGGCGTGTTTCCGCAGACTATAAGGTCAGGTGCATCGGTGCCTCTAACAAGAGCAATATATTGTGAATTCATATCTGCCTGAATGTTAGTTGTACTAAACGCATTAGAAGTCGCTGTAGTTTGCGAATTTTGCCAGAAAGAATATGTAGAACTATTAATTCCACCTACTGTTCCTGTGCCTGCATCAGCTACTATTAATTGTAGTCCACCAACTTCTTTAGAAGAAGTACCTGTTCCATCACTAAATAATGATGTTGCAAGTGTGTTCTCCATTGACTTCTCAAGTACGCCAATTCTTGACTCTAACAAATTAATAATAGCTTCTGTTCCACTATTCTTTATCTGTTCTAATCCAGAAATTGTAACTGAACCTGCCAACTGTTTGTAGTCGAATGTTGCACTTGTTAATACATCAGATGGTGAAGTATCTAGCACTTCATAGCCGTTGTAAAAACTAACAGTTCCGTTACTTGCGTATTCTAATTCTCTTACGATGTCACGACCTGTAACTGTTGTCATGTTTCCACGCTCTCTCATTCTATTCAGAAGAGGATTATGGTTAGTGACGTTATCTGCTAACTGTCGTGAACGATTGCGTAAGGTTGTCGTAATTATTTCACTCAGATTTGGAGTTGCCATAATTTTAAGCTCCTTTAGCTAATTGTTTTAAAGTTAAATCGATTGTTTCACGAACACTCATGCCACTGGAAACTGCTTCTACAGCAGGAGTTGCACTGCCTCTGACTGTTGACCTTTGTGCTTTCTTCGCCTTTTTAACTGCATCAGTTTTCACTGTCTGCTGAGTTTTTTTAGTAGCGTAGTTATCAAGCATTTCTTGTCGCAGTTTAGGATCGGCATAGACTGCCATATCATAAGCGGTGGCTAAATCCTGAGCATCATTAGTATTAATTAATGCACCCATACGATTGCGTACTGCCTCAAAATGAGGGTACTTCACATTACCGCTTTCATCCTTCTCTGCTGCAAACTGGTCAATTAAAGACTGTGTGCTTTGCTGTTGCATATTTTGTTGCTGTGTTTGTTGGTTTTGTATAAAGCCTGACAACTGGGCAACCTGCTGTTGTAGACTTTTAATTTGAGGATCAGCGTATTCATCTTCTGTAGCTGTGTCATCATTGACTGCTGTTAGATCAACGCCATAAGACTTTGCAAGCCATTTTATAGCTTGTTGTGGGTCTTCCCTCAAATACTTGTGTGCAGCAAGCAACTGTCTGGTTGCCGCTACGTCATCCATGCCTGCCCTTTGAAAGTCATCTCTGAAAGGGCCGTAAATCTCATCTAAAGCCTCATTGCGTTTTTTGTATTTCGCCAGGCCTTGTGTTTTCTTGGTGTAGTCAGATTCCATTGCATCATATCTTTCCTTAAATAGATGCTGTACCTCTGGCTGCCAAGAATCAAACTGTTCTGAAAAGTCTTTAGGCCAATGCTGTGGTGCTTTTAAGGCCTCTAGTTCTTTTGCTTCTTCCTGTTGTACTTCTTCCTGCTCATCACTATCTTCTGCTTGTTCTTCAGACTCTTCGGCAGGTTGTTCTTCTTCTTTTGTTTCTTCAGCCTTTTCTTCGGTATTATCATCGCCTATTAATGCGTTTGATATCTGATCTCTTAATGACTGCTTTTGCTCTTCTGCTGACTCAGAATCATCCTGAGTGCTATCGATTTGCGTTTGTTCTTCCATTATTAACTTCACCTCCATTAGTGCCTAGTTCAACAAGATTGTTGCGTTTTAAAAATTCTCTGTGTTGCCGTCTGCCACCGATCCACTTCATATCCACAAGGTTCTGATATGGCTCAATGTCGCTGACTAGCTGTAATCTCTTTTGCATAATGGTTTTCTTTTCCACTAGTTCTCCATTCTGCATGACGTATGTTTTTTTCATTAGAATCCGTAGCCTCTTCTTTGATTGCCTGACAGATTTTTACTAGCTTCTCTTGCTTGATCTACAGCTTTGACAGATGTTCTGTTTGCTTTTATTTCATCACTTCTGTCTTCTTTTTGAGGAACAAGCGTATTAACTGCTTTTTCAATAACTTGCTTTAAAGAAACAGATTTAGGTTTAGGTGCAGGTGTTGGTCTTTTAGCTGTAACAGTACCACCTTCTTTGGCTGTGAC